GACCGTGTGAACGTTCCGCGGCCCTCCGGGGCCTCTCGCTACCAAGCTCCTCAGCTCCGCATGGGTCGTTCGCAATTCGACCTTACGCACTCGCACAAGACGACGCATGAGGTCGGCTACCTCGTTCCGTACTTCCTGATGGAGATCATCCCAGGGGATACCGTGACATGCAAGCTGGAGGCGTTCCAGCGCATCTTTTCTCCGCTCGGCGCTCCGATTATGGACGACATCTATGCGGAGATTGACTTCTTCTTCGTGCCGAACCGTCTCGTGTGGATCAATTGGGAAAACTTCCTCGGCGCCCATGATTCCGCTGGCGCTCAGGACACCGATTACACGATTCCGGTGCTCGAGAACGGGTCGGTGCAAATCAATACGCCGCTCCACTATATGGGCGTTCCTCTCGGAGTCGATCTGGACGTTACCGACGTCAATGCTCTTCCAGGGCGTGGATACCGGCTCATCTACAACGAGTGGTACCGCGATCAAAACTTGATCGACAAAATCCTGGTGGATACGGATAATGGTCCGGACGACATCGCGCATGCTTCGATGGCGCTCAAGAAGTCCGCGAAGAAGCACGACTACTTCACTTCAGCGCTTCCGTATCTGCAGAAGGGCGATCCGGTCGGAATCTCCCTCAGCACCACGACGGCGGACATTCGGACCGCCGCTACTCCCGGGACGGGCGAGCTTCGCCTTCTGGGCGCCACGGGCGCCAGCGAATACGCGATCCAGACGGACGGTAACTACGCGATACTCGACGGCACGCCGTCCGCTGGTACCCAGCTCTACGCCGATCTGTCAGCGGTCACCGCGGTCACCATCAATGCTCTTCGCGAAGCCGAGGCCATTCAGCGCCTCCTCGAGCGCGACGCTCGGGGCGGTACGCGTCATCCCGAGCTCATCCGGGCTCACTTCGGGGTCGATGTGCCCGACTACCGGACTCAACGCCCTGAGTACCTTGGGGGCGGTCGCGGGATGATCCAGGTGTCTCCCATCGCCAATACCTCGGCCACGGCCACTGAGGATCAAGGTCAGCTCGTCGGCATCGGTACGGGCGGTCTGCGGGCTTCCTGGGCCAAGTCGTTCGTGGAGCATGGCTACGTGTTCGGTATTCTCCGAGCTCGGGGTCAGCTTTCCTATCAACAGGGCCTGGACCGTCAGTGGTCGCGTTCCACCCGGTACGACTTCCTGTGGCCTGAGCTCACGAACCTCGGGGAGCAGCCCATCTATAAGCGGGAGCTGTTCGTGGAGGACGACGCAACCGACGATGAGGTGTTCGGATATCAGGAGCGCTACGCCGATTACAGGTGGAAACGCTCGCTCGTCACCGGCAAGTTCAATTCGGACGCGTCGGGCTCGCTGGATCTGTATCATCTTGCGGAGGACTTCTCCGCTTCTCCGGGTCTCAATCAAACGTTCATCGAAGACGCCACGCCAATGTCTCGCGTGACGGTCGTGGACGATGAACCGGATTTCATCATTGACGGTCGTTTCGATCTCCGGGTGGCTCGTATTCTGCCCGTCCGTCCGACTCCGTCTCTCGCTCCTCCGCGCTTCTGATGCCTATTCCTGCGTGGGTAGGTCCCGTGGCTAGCGGTGTCGCTGGCTTTTTCGGCGCGGAACGCGCCAACTCTCAGAACCGCCGCGAGGCGGCTCGCAACCGCGATTTTCAAGCCGGTGAGGCCCGGCTAAACCGCGGGTTTCAAGAGCGTATGCGCAATACAGAGTACCAAGCTGCTGTCGCGGATATGCAGGCTGCCGGCCTCAATCCGGCTCTCGCTATGTCTCGTGGTGGCGCTTCTTCTCCCGGCGGTTCTATGGCCGGTGGTTCTCAGGCTGCGCCCGCTCACGATTCGGCGTCTTCTGCGCTTCAGGGTCTGCAGGCCCGTCAACAGGTCCGTCTAATGGAGGCACAAATCTCCAAAACTCAGTCGGAGGGGTCGATGGCTAAGGCCCTCTCTGATCGTGAAAAGGCGCGGAATGCTGCCTACGGTTTCGAGGTTCGTCCCGATGGCTCGGTGAGTCTGGATCTCTCGATGCCGGGTATCGCCAAGGAGACGCAGGCGGGTATTGCTCGCGCGATCGCGGAAGCTGCTCGAGCTGGGTCGATGGCCGATATCACTGGCCTCGGTGGTCAAGTCGCTTCCGGTTTTCAGCAGGTCATGCCCGCGTTTCAGTCCATGATGGGTGTTGTCGGCAAAGGTGCCGACTCCATGGCTGGCGTGGTGAACTTCCTCGAGCGTGCAGCTCGTCTCAGGGATGATGCTCTGCAATCCACGGTCGGGATGTCTCGCTCTGCTCTCAACCGTCTTCTCTCTCAACTCAAGTCTCGGAGGAATTAAATGTCGTTTCCCTACTCGGACGTCCGGCGGAAGCCGCGCGTCCAAACGGTCAATACGATGGAATCGAAGACCGTTCAATCCGATGTGTTCAAGTCGGAGATCCGTCACGTTCTCGCGAAGTACAGGCAAGTCGGTATCATCGAACATCTTCGGAGCGTCGATCTACAGTTCCGCGATGTCTCGGAGTTCTCTGACTTCTCCGATCTGATGTATCAATCGAAGCAGGCGGAGGGCGTGTTCATGAAGCTCCCGTCAAAGGTCCGTGAGGTGTTCGACCACGACGTGGCTACTTGGCTCGACGTCGCCCACGATCCCGCGCGGCTCGAAGAGCTCCGCCCCGAGCTCGAAAAGCTCGGCGTGCTCGAGCCTCTGCCCGCTCCGCCTCCACCTCCGCCTCCCGTTCCGTGAAACGGCAAAGGGCCGGTCCTTGCGGACCGGCCCTTTTTTTCGTCCTTGTGGGGACGACCTACTTTCCCTTCTTGATCTTCTCGAGCTCCACTTCCCAGTAGTGGAGCTCGTCCTCGGTCATCTGGAGTCGGTGCTTCTGCTGATCCCTCTTCGCTTGCAGCGTGTTCAGCTTCTTCATGATCTGCTGCGCGTTCATTTGATCCCCCTGAGCGCGTTGAGCGCTGCCGTTAGGTGTTTGTCCACCACTGAATATAACTGCTCGTCCTCTATGAACAAGGACGCCCGTGTTCTTACCTCGTACAATTTCGTTATCATATCCTCTCGCTCCAGCTTCGCTCTGATTTCTTGGACTCTCTTGTCCACTCTTCGAATCGCTTCGATATTCATAGCATTCTCCTGAGGTGGTTCGAGGTTGTAATTGTCGCAATCGCAATCCCAACCTCTCGTGCATCCGCACTTATTGCATGTTGCCATGCTAGTATCTCCTGTTAATGTTTATCTCTTCTATAATCTAATTCTTTTTCTTCGTGCGCGCAATCTTTTTATGCGTGCGCGTTTGTAAGAATTCTGTAAAGCAGCTAAGCTGCGTTTGCGCGATTCTCGCGCCCCCCCGCTTTCCACGAAAGCGATCTGTTTCCGGCCCGCAAGGCCGGGCGGCCGGAGGCCGCATCTGTGGCACATAGTCTCCTTGTCTACTATGTGCCCATTGACACCAAAGGTGTCTCTTGACCGCGACGAAGTCCGGTCTGTATACTCCTATTGTGTCATCTCTTCTCACTCTCTGGAGGTATCTCCATGTCCCGCTCCCGTATGGGTCGCGGCAACTCTCGCCGTCAGTTCAATAACGGCGTGAACCGCGAGCACTCGAAGAATCGTATGTCTGGGTACTGGATGCGCGGAGGGATCCGCCTGTGAAATGGTTCAAGAAGGCTCTCGCGTGGGCCGGTTGGGTCATCGCTGCTATTCAGGGCGTCATCTCCCAGCTCCCTCAGTGAATGGCGTGTTACCATCCGTCGAACGTGACGGTCGGTCGGAAGTCCTCCGTCCGTCCAGGTGCAAGGATCCCCACGCCCGTAACAGTCCCGTGTGGGCATTGCTTGGGCTGCCGCTCCGATCAAGCTCGAGGCTGGGCCGTTCGCATGGTGCACGAGTCTCAAATCACGTCTCCCGCATGGTTCGCTACGCTCACGTATTCACCGGAGCAATGTCCTGAAAACGGTAACCTCGCTCCTCCGGATTTTACGCGATTCGTTAAGCGTATGCGCAAAGGAACGTCGGAGTCGTTCTCGTACTACATGGCAGGCGAATATGGAGAAACTACGGCAAGGCCACACTACCACGCGGTGCTTTTTGGTCTGTCTCTTCTGGATCGCGAGCATATATCTGATCGTCACGGCGCTCCGGTCTTTCGGTCCGAATCTCTGGAATCTTTCTGGACTCACGGGCTCTGTGAGTTCACCGGACTGACCTATGCTGCCGCTCGCTACGCCGCTTCATACGTACGCAAGAAAGTCCGTCTGCGAGACGATCCGGATCACTATACTCGCGTCAATCCTCTCACGGGCGAGCTCGTCGAGCTTCATCGTGAGTACGCCCGCATGTCCCGCCGTCCCGCGATTGGTAAACGCTGGATCGAACGATTTTGGTCCGACGTCTACCCGCGCGATTTCGTCGTAATGGATGGGAAGGAAATGAAACCCCCTCGCTACTATGACAAGTGGATGGAATCGCACCATCCACGGATCATCATGGAGGTGAAAGAACAGCGATACGTTGATATGGTCGAGATCGGGGACGAGAAACTCATCATGAAGGAAAAAATCCACCGCGCCCGTGTGGCGCTCTTTCAACCGAGGAATGCCGTATGAATCTGTTCACGGTGTACGACTCCGCCGCTCGTCGCTATCTGGATCCGTTCTGCGCCGAGACGATCGAGGTAGCAATCCGCATGTTTCGCGCTCTGGTGAATAAGCCCGAGCATATGTTCGCTCGGTTTCCGGAGGACTACACGCTGTTTCACGTCGGGTCTTTCGATCCGGAGTCGGGGCTTCTCGTTCCGCTTGTGGCTCCTCACTCTCTCGGTGTCGCCATCACGTTTGTGACGCCGTCGACTCCACTCCAGGTGATGTCCAATGGCTGACCGTGTGAACGTTCCGCGGCCCTCCGGGGCCTCTCGCTACCAAGCTCCTCAGCTCCGCATGGGTCGTTCGCAATTCGACCTTACGCACTCGCACAAGACGACGTATGAGGTCGGCTACC